TAATTGTTTTAATTAATTCTTTAACAGTAATTGAAGCAGTTGTAACAGTTTGCCCTTTTTCTGGTGATAAAAAAGCGATACCTAAAGCAAGCATTTCACGACTTCTATATTGAGTAATCAAATCAGTATTTGTACTCTCTGTTTTTGGTTCAACATATTTAATATCTTCAACGCAAGGTGGGGGAGTATACACAACTGTTGGTTGTTTCCAAGCTTGCATCAGATTGTCATGAGCATAAGACATATCGTCCCAACCTTTTTTCAAACCATCTTGCCCCATTATTTCTTTGCGCATTAATTGTAAAACAATCTTTTTAGCTTTAGCTTTTGAAGTAACCATATCTGTATTATCAAAAGTTTCAAGCATTAAAGCTGATTTTAATGCTCTGAAAATAGGTGTTAATCCATATTTACGATTTAAATTTCCTGTACGAATAATTCCTGAATATCTTATATCTAATTTTGCATATCTTTCTTTATTCACATAAGCAGTATATACTTCTTTAGGGTAGTTATTTTTAATATCTTCCTCAATATTTTCAAAGAATAGAGCTTTATTTTTCTTTGTTTTAATAATTGTTTTCTGTAATCTTGATTTCAATTCATTAACATCAACAAGTAAATAAGGTTCACCGTTTACAGAATAGTCAGATACAATTACAATGCCTAGAGGGAAAAAATCAACAACATAATTATCTTTTTTTTGTCTAAGATAACAACAAAAATTGCCTTCTGAATATGTAGTAGTAATAGAACAACGTAGAAAATTTTTAATATTAATATTTATATTAAATTTTTCAATAAGGGAATTTGCTCTTTCAAGTATTTTTTGTTTATTTTTTCCAGATATATATTCATTATTTGATAATTTATATGTAGTGTTTACATTACTCTCAATAGTTTCATATGTTTTGCCTATCATATCGTCTTTATTTATATATTGGCGTACAATACTATTTATTTCTAATATATTATTCAAGTTTGATTGAGGGTTTATAGCAAGTGTATCAAGTCTTGAAAAGGTTAATCTTTCTGTTGAATCAGTACCATAATTATTTAAAAATCTCGAATAAATTTTATTTGAGGGGTCATAATTGCTTATTGCTGATTGTAAACGTTCATTCCACACATCTTTTGTTGTTGTAATTATTGTTGTGTTTGTTGAATCTGTGGTATTAGATAATATAAAATCTTCAATAAGGGGTTGAGATAATTCATTTTCTGTGTTTGAATTGTTTGAATTATTTGTGTTAGTCATTTAAGAGGATTACCTCCTTTCTTTTGAATTTGGAATTAGTATGAGAATGATGATATACATTTTGGGGCTGAAGAATAATCTGTTTGTTGCGGTTTATTTATAATTTGTCCCCGTCTTAATTGAGCTAAATAAAAACATAATAAACCAAACATAAAAACTCTATCGTCGTGCATTGTTCTTTTATCAGGGGGATAATTATATGTAATATTGCCATTACTTTCATATTTACACATAGTAATTATTTCAGTCTTTAATAATTCAATTTGTATCAAAGAAATTTTTTCGTCTTCATTTAAATCATATTTAATTTCTTCTCCATTATCTTCTATAAATGATAAATAATCTTTATCATTATATTCCGCAGGAAAAGTAACAACTCCTAATTTAACCATTTTTTCAATTGATTCAAAAATAGCATTACGATTTCCTTTTGGGTCTACAAGTTTAACTATATCAACTGCATCTAAATATATATTTTTAGATGTTTCATTAGCTTTATGAGATTTATCAATTAATCCCCTATGCTTAGTGCCATTTTTATCATACCAATCCTCTAATAAATAATCAGAAACACCACCTACCATTTGCCCACCTGCACCGCTATCACAAATGATAGCTTTAATATTTTCATAATCAAGCTTTTGTTTATCACTTGCATTGTAGTCTAAAAGTATTTCCTTAAATTTTTCAACTTGTTTTGGCATTATCATTGGTGTTTTCTTTTTTGATGAAATATCCACTAAATTTATAACATTGTGTAAATCCATACACCAACCTTTTTCATCGTCAAGTCTAAATTCTGCTGCACCTATTGTACTATTGTCGTTGAGTCTAGCACTGTCCCACGCAAGGACAAATAATCTATTACCAGTATCATTTGTAAGTAATGGTGGTCTATTTACAGTATGTTGCAACAAATCTCTTCTTGTTAATATTTGTCCATCATGACTATCTGCTGAAAATTTATTATATAATTCTCTTAATGCTTTTTCACGATTATCATTCATCGCTTTATCAACCTTATCTTTACTAATTAATGGAGGATATTCTTCCCCATTAAACTTTGCACTCATTACTAAATCAATAGTAAAATTACAAGCAAAATATTTCTGATTTCCCATTAACATTTGACAAGAGAAGTTTTTAAATTTTTTATAAAATTCAGAACTTGTATCAGAAGCAGATGATGCATACATTAGTTGACGTGGAAATCCTTTTGGTTCTAATGTAATATCAATATTGCCACCAAGTTTAAAATTTTCATCTTGGTTTACAAAGTTTTCAGCCTGCACAAACAATTCATCAGAAAACCAACCAGCTTCATCAAAACAAACTAGATTTGCTCTTTTACCTTTAATATTAGTAATATCACTATTAAGAGTATTAACTTCTGCACCATTAAATAATTTAAAAGTAAATGACGCAGGATTATGAACAAACCCATCAGAAGTGGCACCGTTTTTAACTAATTCATTAAGAAAAACATCTGTACAACCTGTGAAAGATTCTATTTCTTTTTTTGCAATTTTCTCAATTTTCTTATACGTTTCCTTTGCTTGGTCACCTGTATTTCCAAGAAAATATGTAGCATGAAAAGGAATTAAAAGACTTCTTAACATTGTATATATTGCAAGCTGAGTCGATTTGCCAGCATTTCTTGATTCAAGCCAAATAATAAAATCTCTAAACCATGCGTTATATATTGCATATTTTTGAATATCAAGTAACTCAATACCCATAAACCTTGAAGCAAATTCAACAGGATAAGACCTTCCCCAACCAATGATTTCGCAATATTTTTCATATGTTTCTAGTTTTCTTTGAGAAATTTCTTTAATTGATTGTTTATTTAAAATTGTTAAACTCACGGTTTACCACCATTTTCTTTCAACAATTTTATTTCCATTTTCAATTTTCTATTTGTTTCTTCAAGATTTTCAATGGTTGTTTGCAGACCACTTAATATTTCTGATTGTTCTGCAAGTTTTTGTGCATATTCATCAGATGTTAAGTTTAATTCTTCAATTAATGCTTTTGCATTAGCTTTAGCAATTTCCTGATAAGATGCGGACATTTTTGCATTAACAATATTAACCTTAATCTCTTCAAAACCATTTTCTTGCATTTCTTTCATAATATTTGTTAAGGCATTTGCGCCTTTGCTTGTTTTTCCTGATGATTTAGCAGATATTCCATTTTCATTAGCGGTATTATTAATATTCCTGCTTAATTTATCTTTTACAGCAGTTAGTTTATCTAATAAAGTGTAATCAATAATACCTTTCTTTAACTCAGAATTTATCATTCTATCAATATTTTCAACTTGTAAAGTAGTTTTAACCATAGCAATTACACACTGTAATTTATGAGAATCTTCAAGAACATCATCTGTTAAATAATCGGCTAAAGTGTTAAAAAGAAATTTTCTATTTGCATTTGAATAACTTTCATCATCAAAACAATCATATCCAATAGATTGAAGAACGTAATTTTTATTTTTTAAATCTGGAGCAGACCATTTTATTTCTTTTTCTTCTTGTATTGCTTGTGAGCCTTTTAAACCATTATTTATAATTTCCATTAATGCCGTTGTAAAAGATTTTGCTTTATATTGAGTCCCATTAAGTAATTTTGCATAATTTCCAAATGAAAAATTAGCATTGTCTTTTATACTCTCATAAAGTTCTTCTGAAAAATATATATCTAAATAATGACAAACAATCATTAAAGCAATTTTAGTATCTTTGTATCTTGTTTGCATTTCAAACATTAAATCATTTACACAATCTGCACATATGTGAGTATATAATTCATTTGATGTAAATAGAGGTGATGTTTTAGACATAAAAAAGAACCCTTTAGGGTCTGTTCTTGTTTTACCACAACGAGTACATTTATAAACTGGAGGGGAGTCGCTATTTATAGGTCTTTTACTATTAGGCGACTTAGGTTTAGTATTAGCGATAAATAACGCTTCCTTTCTATAAGATTAATTTGGTTTATTGTGAACTACCAATTGGTTAAAGATTAATTGGCTTCCTGCTCAATCTATCTACTGATAGAAGTATCAACAGGCTAACCCCGTCATTCCAACGGTTTTTAATTTATTTTCAGACCATACTTAGTCCAACATTCATTATATTTATAGCTGCGTTTTCATATCTATTAATTACTTCACCACAAATACAAGTCCATACTCTATCATCTATAGTTAATTCTTTATTAATATTACCACAAAATCTACACATTTTACTACTAGGAAACCATTTTTGAACCTCGCATCACTAAAGTGACATGATTCCTACTTCATAGAACGTTGCTGTCTGATACAGTCTTATATATTCTCCATAGGCTTAAATTCCGACAATTCCTGCCGTACTCTTTATCTTAATCAAAAATCAATATTTCATTAATACCATCATTAACTTTTCTTAACCATTCTGAATTAATACCAGCATCAATATAAAAGAATTGTGCTTTTAGGTCAATACTAGGATATATCTTTTCTATCCAAATACCGCCGTCTGTAGTTACTGTTATTAATAATTCTTTTTCATTTTGTAACTTATATAAATCAGGGTTTTCTCCATCTTCATCCTCAATTTCAAAATTAAACCCATTGACATCAGCTGAATATAATTTTTCAAATAACTTAAAAGCTTTTTCTTTGTCAGTGATAATATGTATCATATCAAAAACTTCATCAGTGTTTTTATTTTCAATCATTGACAAAAGATTTTCTATAATATCGCATTTCAAATCTTCCAAACAAGAAAAATTTGCTTCTTGAACTTTGTCAGTTCTTATGTATTTCATTTAGTGGGTTCCCTTCTTTCTATATGTAATTAAACCAAGTTTCTCTTAATAACAAATCATCATGCCATACATAACAAGTAATAGCCTTATAACTTCTATATCCGCTAATATGTTCCCATGCACTTGAATTACATAATGCAGGAACTTTCTTAACTATAACGCCAGTTCCTTTTTCATCAGTATGTTGGCTATGAAGATGTCCTGAGTGTATTTCTGCGTAAGCACATTTACCAAACAAATCTCTATAATCATTAACAAGCCAATCACCAGAAACTTTATTACTACCTGAATTATGTTCAAATCCAACAAGAGATTTTCCAATTAATCTTGCCTTTTTAGGATTAGGAGATATATCAAAACTAATGTTTTCATTATTTCTAAATGCCTGATTTAAAGCAAAGGCAAACATAAAACTTATAACCTCATCATGATTACCCTTAACATTTATAAATTCAATAGGTGCAATTTCAGATAATATCTCAATAGCCTTAATGTACATATTAAAAGTTACTTGAACTATTTTTTCTATTCTTCCATCAACTTGCTGTTGTGTACCTCTTGTAGTTGTATTGTTATTATTATCAACATGAATTATATCGCCTAAATTTGCTAAGATAATCTTCTTAAATTTTCTACCTACACAACGCTGTTTAATATCCATAATACATTTAACAAACACATCTTGAACAATATTTAAATCATAATTATTTCCTGTCTCTTCTTCCCAAGACAATAGTCCACTATGTAAATCAGCAACATCTATTTCTAATGTTTCTCCATTCTTATCATACCGTTTAGGTTCTGGAAGTTTAATATTTTCCCATTGCTTATTATCAAAATATTTAGATATGTCTTCAAATGAAATTTGCTTATTTTTGATAGGTTTAACTGTTAATTTACTTTGGTACATGTCAAGTTTTTTACCGCCTTTAACTTGACTTTGCCAAAGATTTGCTGTCCACCAAGTTATTTCAAATTTAGTTGTATCAATATTATATGCTTTTAACAATATATCAGGAGTAATTGGTTCTCCAGACATAAGT